AACGGAGGTAAAGTTGCCATAGAGGATTGTTCCTGCTCCCAGCGATGTAAGTAGGTCTGCTGAGTTAGTTACATTAGTAGCAGTCAATGCCGAAAGAGTAGAATCCTTGAGAAACTGGATAGCTCCAAACGAACCTGCGGTTGCACCGTCGGCTGCATTGATTACTATTGAACCTACGGAGCTGAACTCCAGTGCGTTATTTCTTGAACTTGCCATAATTGCGTATTATATCACGGGGGGTTACTATCGGGATTGCCGATTTACATAAGTGGAGAACCGCTTGTTTACGGTATTATTATTAGAAATTATATCAACCTTTTCTAGTTCGAGGGCTAAAGCAACGGACGCTGTGTTTTCCTCAGCAAATGCCTTGTCAGTCTGCCCGTCCATACGAAGGAAGTCAGCATAGGTAGAATGGGCAATGTAAGCAAAGAACTCGGCTGGTACTTCAACAGTGCTACCAGTAAAGTCCGATACAACGAGTGGATCAGAAACAGTAATAGTAAATGGAGTAAATTCCTTCTTGTAGGAAATAAATGCTGCGTTATCAGTTGTGGATACAACATTAAGTATATTAGCTCCTGTAAAATCTACAAAGAACTCGTATTCATGTGCTGAACTATTTAAGAAGGCTTGCTTCCTAAATATACGATTGAATGAACCAATGTTAGATTTACCTGTTTGGGCGTAAGGTATTAAGTTCTTACCTTCAACTAACAGTGAGTCAGTCCCTGCACGAGGAGTAAATGTTGAAACATCTGTAATATTATCCTTCTTGATGGCATCAGCCTCAATGAACTGTTGAGTTCCTCCGGAGACTGTAAATGTTCCAGTCGCTTGCTCTGTAACAGATGCAGCGGTATCTACTCGCCAGGCAGTCCCGGTGTTGTAGATAATTACAGTAGTCGTTGTAGCACCTTGGTAAACATTTAAACCACCAGTTGTGTTAGCACCCAGTAGCTTATAGTTCTGGTTCACTGTAGTATCCGTGCTTGCTGTTGCCCCGGATAATGTTAATGAAAGTATGTCCCTCTTTTCTGAGGGGACAAAGTATCGAGGCCAGATTGGACTCTCGTTAAATGCTTGTAGAAATCGACGGTTAATCAGATTAGCCACATCATCTGCTTCACTAGGAGCAAATGCTCCAACACCAGCTAAGGATTGGATTAACTTAAAAAGATCGCCGTAGGTTCTGGTCTGCATTAGATTTTGTTTGGAGTAAGTTCTGGGAACTTCTTATTGTAGTACTTTAAAAATTCTTTAGAATGCACAGTCGCTTGACCGTACTTCTGGACTAGTCGGAAGTATTCCCGATGAGGAATAGTTGCAACTGGTTTGCCAAGAACTGGGTGGACTGTCCCCTTGAGTGCCTGGGCTTCTTTGGCTGCTTGAGCAACCCGTTGTTTTTCCGTCTTCTTCTCGAGGTTGAAGCCGTTTTTAATCTCCTTCATAAAGGCGCGATCAATCTCGCCATCGGAGTACTTCTTTAAATTAGGAACAATTATATCCATATTAAAAAAGGCGGGGGGCCGAAGCCCCCCAACCAGAATTTAATTAGCTTGCAGAGAAGCGCATTGGGTCGAATACACGAACACCAATGATAACTTCACCAGCTGTGAGGTTAGCAACTGTTCCACCAAACTTATAGATAAGATTGGTTGCAGCAGCACCACCAGAACCAGCAACGGGTGCGGCTCCAGCTTCTACTGTTGTAGTACCAGCACCTTGAACAAAGTCTGTTCCAGAGTTGTAGACAGTAGCACCATTGTTACCATCAACATCGAATGATGCAATTAATTTATCATCATCAGTTCCAGTACCAACTTCAAGTGTGATGTCAGTTGCTCCAACAAGAGCTACGGACTCAACGGCGAAGGCAACGTCAACTGCACCACCAGCTGGGATTTGTCCCCAGATAGTTTGATTAGTGCTTGCGTTAACAATGTCTTGAGCGGATAGAACAAGTACGTGAGTGAAATCACCACTTGATTCATTTACGGTTAATTTAGCCATTATATTATATCTCCTTTAGTTAAGGGTTAGGTTACGTCTTGGATGACACCGTGTGCGCCAGGATGGTACACTCCGAGAGTCAATGCACAGTCAACGAATCCACGCTCACCGCCGCCAAGATTTGGAAGGCGAGTTGATCCCATTGGGATAAGCTCGTGAATACCGTAGTATTCTGGGTTTACGATGTAACCAGAACCAGTAGCTGTGTTACCGCCGAAGTTAGGCGCGCAGTCAGGATTTTGGTTAACAATGGAGACAACACCATGATCGGACTCATAGAGGTCAACAGATAGCTTGATGCTACCGCTGTTACCGTCGTAGTTCACTGTACGAACATTGTCCGTAGCAGAAGCACTTGTGCGAGCGAAGTCAGCAATAACTTGGCGTAGGCCAGTGTCAGCAACAAGCATAAGATTGTTTGCAGAACCGGTTACACGGAAGATCGAGCTGATGATGCCGTTAAGAGCTGATTCGCTGAATGCAGTTGCATTAGCTTCAGTTGTTGTGTAGATGCTGTCAGCAGGTGTGCGGAATGTAGCAGGTACATCAGCAGGTCCAGCAGAATCAAGCCAGTCGCCAAGTCCACGAAGTGCGTTGGCTGTGCCTGCACCGTTTTCTGTAGCTGAATCTTGAGTGCCAGCAATAGTTGCTTCAACGTCACGCTTTAGTTCGCGGATAGCTTTAGCTTCTGCTTGAGCAATCTTAGCGGGACCAACGGAATCGACAGCTTCTTGCATGTCGGATACCATGTAATCACGGCGGAACTTTTGAACGCGGTTACCAAGCTTTGCACGGCCAGCGAACTGGTCGGTGAATGCTGTTACGTCAGCACCTTCAGAAATACCAGCAGTGCTGGGAGCCGAAAGGCTGTCGACAGTCCACTCAACAAATGTAGCGGATGCGCGTTGTTTATTGGCGGACGAAAGGATAGGAGTCTCTTCGGGAGCGAGGATAGTCAAGACATCAGTCAAGTCTTCGCGATTGGAGACACCCGAACCTGTATTTGTAGTATCGAATGTATTTGAGAATGACATTTTATTTAATGATTAGTTTTAATGAGTTAAGGGCGTGAAGCCATTTGTAGTTTTCTAAGTGCAGCAAAATCGCGAGCGTTACCCGATTGTTTAAATTGACTTTGCAATTCCTTGAGTGCCTTTGCAGTTCTTGATGGGGACTTAGCGGCGTTTGCATTACTTGTTGTCGCACCCTTGGGTGGTGTAAGTTTCATGCTTGGCTTACCTTCAGCTATTGGTTTACGACCGTAGATACTGTTTGCCGCGTGAGCGAACCAGTAATCCAGTTGACCCGCAACATCCGGAGCTTCTTTGGATATGATCTCTTTCATTTGTTGAAAACGAGCATCATTCACTGTAGCTTCGTACTGTTTGCGTACGTCATTGTCTTCGCCATCCAGCCAGGATAGCTCTTCTTTCGCTCTCTGCTTGAAAGCAACTTCCATATTTTGAGCCGTTTCTCTGGCTTGTATTTTAGAAAGTTGATCAGGAAGAAAGGTCTTCTGAGCCTTACGCGCCTGTAGTAGGGATTTACGGACTTCCGCCTTCGTCATTTCTTTGCCTTCGATCTCAGTAATGACATCGTCAGCCGCATAGTCAGCACCTTCGAAAAGAAGGTCCTCAGCCCAATCGACTATTTGCTCAATCTCTTGAGCCTTATCTTGAAGGCTCTCGATTGAATCTAAATTTCCAAATGGGTTGTTTTCTATTTTCTTTTGTGACTCCAGGGGATCCTTCTGTTGAAGCGAAGCCTCTAGTTTAGCCAGTTTTTCTTCTGCCGTTTTTCGTCTTGCGGTAAGTTCCCCAAAACGAGCCACAGCTTTACTGCCTAACTTATCAGCTAGTTCCCGTAATTCCTCTTCGGACGCGTTGTCCAAATCAATCTGTGAAAGAACATCCTCGGATGCTGATTCAACTTCTGGTTCACCTTCTTCGGCTTCTTGAGTTTCCTCAATGACCTCTTCGGGTGTCTCTTCCGTTTCCTCTTCGACAACTGGTTCTGATTCTTCCTCAGCACTTGGCTCAGGAGTCATCTGCCCCAATCGGCGATTTGCAAAATCCGTTACGGATATATTAGTATTGTCCACTGGTTTTTGATCTGCCCCAGAGTCAGCAGTTGCGATTTCATCTGTCATAATTTCCACTCATTTACGCCGAGAGATTGCGATGCGTTAATATAACACAGGTGAACAGTTATTGTTCAGCTTAGAAATTTTCACGGTGACGGTTACTTAATTCCTGCCAGCTTGATAACTGCAATAGCTGATCATAAGTAATAATTCGTCCTGATACTTGTTGAATAGTTTCGCTTGTTGCTTCGTGCAGTTCCTCTATAGCCTCTTCTCTTAGGTCATGCACCATCTTCATGAACCTAGCAAAAGCCTCATAGTTATGAAGTGTCTTTATATCGTCTTGGATATTCATATTATTTAGCTGCGGAACGCATTACGTCCACCATTCTAGGACCCCTGGACTTTACCTGCTTGTACCAGTTACTGTCAACCATTTCATCAGCAGCCACATTGTAGTCATTATCCATAAGACCTTTCTTCATGTCCACAAATTTATTGAGCTTTGTTAAGCCAAGGTTGAAGGCCATGTCAACTAGCGTCATCTTGACGGCTTCTGGCCGCTTTGCGAAGTTAGGATCATAGGACTGAGCGTCCTTGAATGCCTGAGTGAGGCTGTGATTATAAAGGGTTCTAATTTCGTTTTCGCTTAACTTTCTGCCATCAAATAACTCATTGATGTCAATGCCTTCCCGCTTGAGGAACTTACGGTTCCCAGCATCTTCAAGATTGAAGCCAACCCCTATGGTTCGGTTACCCTTACTGTCCTTATAGACCTTGGGCTTATTTCCCTCATTGAGGGAAAGCATACCAAAGTAATTCTGTGAACGTTGTTCGCGGACTCGTTGTTGAGCGAGTTGTTGGGTGCTTTTATTATCAGCCATAGTGTCAGTATTAATTAAGAAAATAATACTACATATTCTGAGTGTCAACATTACCCATCTGTGCAGGGGCTGTGCCGACTCGACCAATCTCAGCGTTCTGTGCTTGCTGCATCTGGAAGGTGTATTGACCTTGGTATTTCTCCATGCGTCCCCGGAATGCCTCGTCCTGCTGTAGACGTTGTTGTATGTCTGGCTGTTGGGCGTATTGCTGCAGGACTTGCATAGCGATCTGCGCGCCTTGAGGACGGGCTGGCATTTCAATACCTGCAAAGATCTTAGTAAGATCATCAGTAACATTCTTAACCATTTCTTGTTGAGCATCTTCTGCGGGTTGCAGAACAGCATCAGCCATGACTGGATCAATACTAGCGGCTGCAATATCAAGTAGTCCATCAATATTCATTCGGTTATTAACATTGAGTTGGTTCAATGAAACAAACCCTTGTAGTTTCTTTTCTACTGCTTCTGGATCACTGTCAAGAACATCAAAGTTAATCATGATGTCAAAGTTTTCATTTGGATTCCCCTTGTTCATTACTTGAGGGTCAGGGATGCCTGTTACCTGGAAAAAGACCTCATCGGGTCCAAATCTCTGGAAGCACTTATATGCCATACGAATAACCTCGGATACGTGGCTAAGGTACTTATCAACCATGAATTGCTGTCTGGATTGCGACATTGGATCATTCGGATCCAGCCCAACCATTCTGTCAGCTTGATTGATTAACGTCTGCTCCATCTCGAGCGAACCTTGGTTGTATGCAGGGGTAGGAGCAAAGTCCAAGTCGCCTTTACGGCGATATGGAATCATTCGACCTGGACCCCAGTCATTAGGTGCTTGACCTACTGGGTGCAAGATAGGAGGAAGCGTAGCTAGACTATTACGGTCAATTCGTGAATCACGCTCCACCTTTACTTGGTTCTGAATACCACGAAGAATACTGGGAACTGTGGATACATCATAGAGACGCTTAGTGTCCTCGGACAAGCGTGTCACTACTACTGGATAGTCTTCGTATCCATTAAGTAGCTCGAACTTTGCATATCCGGGAGTCCCAGTGCCATCATCTCCATCAAAGTTCTTATGAAATACTGTGCAATAAATTCCTTCGGAGCCGTCCTCTTCGTTAATAAGTCTCTGGTATCCGTAAACAATTTCAATAAGTTCATCAGCTTCGTAGGCTGTATCCGTTAGGCTCATGCTGCGACGACCCTCTTCGTATCGCTCAAGGCTGTCTATATTGACTCCTCGGTATTTTTCGATCATCATATCCACGAAGTCCTGGTTCCAGCCGTCGGTTGTTACCTTTAGCTCTAGTTCCTGTGGAGTATAGTATGTTTTCCAGAAGCAATACGGTGCGCGCTGAGGATCGGTGACATACGGAGGGAAAACAAAATCACCATCAGGTGCTAGGGTCTTGACCTCCGGGCAATTAATTTGACGACGCACGACGGGCAGTTTCGCGATTCCTTTTTTGCGTAGATCCTTGAGCGCAGTCTTTGCTCGCTTGTTCGTAACGCCGTCAAAAACTTGTTGTAGAAGCAGGATTAGTTCTTCATCGTTCTTACCTTGCTCAACAGCTTGAAAGATTTCTGGAGAAATTTGTGCGATCTGCTGTAGGTCAATCTCTTGCTCAAAGGAGCGATCCTCCATGTGCCAGCCAACGTAAGTAACTAGGAGTCCACGTTCTAGCAGGTAGTTAGCACCTAGTTCCATCTCCCTGTAGAAGCGGGGGATGTATCCGGATCGTATCATCCACTTGAGAAAACCTGATACAAGTTTGCTGCGGGCAATGTCACTGCTCTCCACGGGGAACGCTCTGACGTTAGCCCTCTTGAGTGCAGAAATAAAGAGGGATGAAAGTTTCGTGATGCGTTCATCAATGAGGTGGCACTCGCTGTCGCTAGCACCTTCCCAAGGGAATGCGTCCGCTCCATGCTTGCGGTGATCGCGGCTCTTGCCCGGCCACCAGTTCCGCCTGTCATCGTAACTAGTACGACATAAATCAAAATAGCCTTCTAGCTCTGTTACTGTTTCCTCGTAGGCAAATCGGAGAGTTTGAATGTCCGGCTCGTCACTAACGTAAGTAAGGGCCTTTGAAATATTATTGTTCTGCATTTAGTCTATTTTTAATTAGTTGAAGCATACTCGCAAGATGTGTCCTGGAACTGCCTATCTTATCACATAACTCCATGTTTGTCATGGGAACTTTGGACTCATGCTTTACGTGCCGCTTGAAAGTCTCCCACATGATTAATCTGTCCCTGTTCTGCTGGTTCCATTTGTAATCCAGCGTTAGGTTCTCGTCCTCGACCTCACCGGTCTCAGATCGGAAGAGCACACGTCTGAACTCCAGTCACGGCTACATCTCGTATGCCGTCTTCTGCTTGAAAAAAAAAAAAAACTCCAATCATAACATCAGTACCTCGAAAGCAAACAAAATGGACTAAATCGCCAAACCCCAGCACCTACCTCGTCACCAAACATGTGACCCACA